CTAGATAGCAGATGGCCTGACACCATTTGTGAAGTTGTTTATGAGCCTAATCAGTTCTCTTGGACAACAAACCGAGATAGACCGATACGAGAACACGATGCTTGGATAGACGCTCAGACCGTAGCTAGAAGCGCATATGCACAATACCATTTGCTAGGCAGAGATATTACTGATGGCGCTGTATACTTTAATGCAGGGGGTCGTAAGAATTACCATGGCGGTCTTACTCTAGTTGTCGGAAACCATAAATTCTATATGTAATCAACCACTTAGCAAGTAAAGCGCCTCTACACACAACATACTGTATTTCAAAGAAACTTTTTACTTGCTAAGCGGTTCCGAATCACGTATAAATAATTATCGAAAGCAAAAACAAAGGAACACAGATTAACGGCCCCGTGGCGGAATGGTAGACGTCAGGCACTTAAAATGCCTTGTCCTAGAGACGTGTCGGTTCGAGTCCGACCGGGGCTACCATCTGTTTTGACAGATACATCAAGTAGGGTTCGATTCCCTCCCGTTCCATTGAGGCTCGGTTGTTGACTTGGAGTCGGTGTATCGCTCAAAACAGATTTTATTCCTATAGCACAATTGGTTAGTGCAACTTCCTCATAAGAAGTCGGTTGGAGGTTCGAGTCCCTCTAGGAATACCAGATTAGTCTCCGTAGCTCAGTTGGATAGAGCAAGACACTTCTAATGTCAAGGCCGGGAGTTCGAATCTCTCCGGGGACGCCAGAATAGCCGCTGCGTGCCAGCAGATAATAGGTTCAACGTATGTGGACCCGGCTATAATATCAAAGGGTTAGCAGCATGAGCGCCGCTAGCCCTAAATGCTTGAAGACTAACAAAAAATTTCTCTTGCACTAGTCTGAGAATCAACGTATAACAGTTTCATCAGCGGGGAGGAACGATGCAATACAGCGGTGAAATCGAAAACATCAATCCTAGAAATGCTTTGGGCATTCGCCCTTACTGTTCTTGTTGCGGTGGTGGAGAACATCGCAAAGGATACAGCCACACTAAAGCCAAATCTCACTCAGACAACCAATGGGAATATGAACGTGAACAAAAGCGTAAAAGTGCAGTCAACAGCAAACGCAATCGCCGTAATGCCCGCCCGGAGAAATTCAATGATTAGTAAACAGAAACTAGACTTTAGGTCATTAGAGCCGTGCGGCAAATGTGCTGTATGTGGAATTAACTGCTGGGCGGAAACAGATGGGGAACCTGCGGTTTGGCCATGTGGCGTTCCAAACTGTCCATACCCACACAAGACTCAATCTCAGTTTGAACGTAGCGCAACTGGTTCTAGCCTTTCACAAATCTTTTACGGGAGTTAATCATGGCAATTTTCTTTTTCAAAGTTCCTGCATCGCTGGAATATGACGTAACTGTTGAAGCCGAATCTCTTGAATCAGCTAAAGATAAAATTAGACAAGGCGAATGGGATTGGAACAACATGGAAGAAATCCACGGAGAATGGCACTCTGACCGTGCACAATTTCTTTACGAAGCGCTGGAAGAACCTGAGGAATAACACAAATGTTTATACTGTGGCGCACTGTTCTTTAAGGGAGACCAATAAATGAATGATCTATCCGACCGTTACGGAAGAGTTAAGATGGCTACCGTCCAACGTGACTTTAACGCGCTGCGTCAGGCTATCCGCGCGCACGATGCCGAGGCGGCCGAGGTGGCGTGGGAGCAGTGTGAGCGATGGATTGGCTTCTGGCAGAGGGAGAAAGGCGCAGAAGCTTAAACTTTCTATTTTCGCAATCTATATCAAAACATCAAATAAAAACAAGTGGTTAGCAACCCCGGCGCCGCAGGCGCTAACCGTTTGATTTTACACAAAACATTTCTCTTGCAAGCCACAACGAATCGGGCTATACATAAGCATCAACAGGAGATAAAGACATGTCCTTCAAGCGCATCACAGTCTGGGACCTTGACGAAACGCTGATTGATTCTCGTCATCGGACCCCTAACAACTCTGACGGGACTCTGAATCTGGCTAGGTATTTTGAACTCAAGAATCGCGAGAATATCTTTGCAGATACTCTGCTGCCTCTCGCCAGCGTTTTTAAATCGCTGTGTCGCGTTACCAACTATGTTGTCATTTGCACCGCGCGTGCAATGAATCAAGATGATTACGATTATCTGGCCCATCATGGCATTAGCGCGCACATGGTAATGTGCCGGCCTCTGGATGGTTCGGAAAATCATATTCGTGACGCCGACCTGAAAGCACGCAAGATTCAGCGTCTGCGTAATCTGCGTCAATTCCGCGGACTGCCAATCTATATGTGGGATGATGCAAATCCTGTTATTGCCAAAATGCGTAATATTGGCGTTCGCTGCATCAATGCACATACTGCAAACGCTAGACTGAAAGGTGAATAAAAACAAGGGGTTAGTCGCCCCGGCGCCCCGGCGCGCAAGTGCTTGATTCTAAACACTATTATCTACGTGCTGATGTAAGATTCCGCTTGCACCTCGCCCGAGAATCACCTATAACTGTCTTATCGGAAGCGCAAACAGGAAAGGAAACGCGATGACCGAAGCGAAAACCAAAGTGAACTATACTGATGAAATGGTCCAGACCGTTCTCAGCATGTATGCTGAACTCGGCAATGAGGGCCTTGAACAAATTGCTCAGGCGGTTGGTCGCCCGGTGCGGTCGGTCCGTTCCAAGCTGGTGCGGGAAGGTGTGTATGTTGCCGAAGCCAAGCCTGCCAAGGCTGCCAAGGCGGAAGGTCCGACCAAAAAGGAACTTCTGCTTGAACTCGAGTCGCTGGTCAACTTCTCGGTTGATGGGCTGATGCCCGCGACGAAGGAAGCGATTCAACTCCTGATCGCGTTCGCGAGTCAGGCCGAGTCGAATCGCATGGCTCTGGACGAAGCGTATCGAGACGCCGAGGAAGCCGCGGAAGGCTAAGCGCCATCGCGCTTTAAGAATCGTAAGGTGGGGCGGTTCGCTGCCCCGCCATCCTATATGGCCTGCGCATGGTGCCGCCCTGTCAAGGAAGCTGCAACTACTTGACAACTTTGCAGAGGGGGTGTGCGGTTCAAGTCCGCAGCAGGTCAACAACCCAGCAAAATCAACGAGTTAGCGGGCGGGGCGCTGCCTACCATAACGCATTGAATTGATTACTGAAAATAGTGCTTGCACAGCCAGACGAATCACCGTATAAATAATTCATCAGCAAGGGAGAAAGACATGGGACTGAAATTCTACCCCGCCGGAAAGGTTTGGCACGCTAACAAGTTTCGTGCTCTGCGTGATGACCACGGCCTGCCAGTTAACGCCCGTTGGATTGACCTTGAACAAGACTCTGATGTAGTGCAGAACCGGAAAGATAAACTCTGGCAAATGTGCTATGAAGATGTTCGGGATAGTGACTTTGTGCTGCTGTATGCAGAATCCGAAAGCGAAGAACAGCGTGGCGCACTTGTTGAGATTGGCATGGCCTATGGTATGAATAAGCCGGTGTATGCTGTAGGCAAGTGCAAATCAACTATGCCGAATGGTATCTCAGATGTTGCGTTTACGCATCATCATCTGTGGAAATGGATTGACACGAATAACCTGCTGCAAGGTGCGTTTGTTGCTCTTGCCGCTGAAATGAAAAAGCGTCCTGCTTCTAATCTTGCAATGCAAATGAGAAAGGTTAAGTAAATGCCGTATATCCCCGCTCAACAACGCAATATCGTGGAAGCTATTCTCGGAGATGAAAAGCTAGACTTTGTTCCGCAGAATGCTGGAGAGTTGAACTTTATTGTTTCGACCTTTATCAATAACTATATCGTTGCTAATGGACTTAGCTATGCTGTAGTTAATGAAATGGTTGGCGCACTTGAATGCGCGAAAATGGAACTTAACCGAGTCGTTATCGGTCCTTATGAGGATTTGAAGATTCGAGAAAATGGTCCTGTGTATGGGTCAAATGTGGAAGGAGCAACTTACTAAAAATAGCCTTGCCTAACCAATGGGTTAGGCAAGGCGGCGCCGCAGGCGCTAAGTGTTTGATTTGCTTACTAAAGATTCTGCTTGCACTAGACAGCGAATCACCGTATAAATAATTCATCAGCAAGGAGATAGACAAATGACTGGACGTTTCGTTATCTGGGTGGAAGACTCGGCGGGCAACGTGGTTCGTGCGTTTACTTGGGTTGGTCGCGCTGCCGAAGGCATCGCCAAGGCCAAGGCTGAGGCTAAACAATTTGGTGTGGCCGCCTTTGACGTGTGGGCTACGCCGACGAATGAAGTAAACAACAATTGGAGCAACTAAAATGAAATACACGGTAGTTTGGAGCGATAGTGGCGACGCCTGCTATGTGGATTATATCGAGAATATCACTGACCCTAGTGATATTCAAGAAATGGTGCGTCAATGTGTTCTGCAAAACATGGGCTATTGGAGTCAAGTAATTAACGAGGATTTCGACGGATCTATTGAGGCGTTGCTTGACGAAGGCTACTACCTGTATACCATTATCGAGGGCCATCCGCGAATCGTTTACTGAGAGTTTTTAGCTGCACGGCTTGCGATTTGACCAAATGTAGCAAGCCTAGCGCGAGGGGATAGGTCAGTCCCCCTAGTGTGCCCATTCACACTGTGCAGCTAAAAAGCCCGCAACTTCAAAGAGTTGCGGGCAGTGGCGCCCCGGCCCGCAAGTGCTTGATTTTGTTAGCAAAAATAACACTTGCATACCCCAACGAATCGGGTTATATAAGTTTCAATGACGCAGCAAACAAGGAAACCTGCAAATGACTAAGATGCCCACTCTGTTCGTGACCACCGACATTGAAACCACCATGAAAAAACGTATTGCGTTTGACATTGCATGGAAAATCCATGACCGCAAAGGCCGTGAATATGGCCGGGGTTCGTATGTTATCCGCGAATCGTTCCGCCATGATGTTCCTTTCTTCGCTGAAAAGCTGGGCCATTATTTTGACGATGCTTATTCGCATCTGATTCGCCCCGGCAATATTATGGACGTTCGAGAAGAATACAATTCGCAGATTGCGAATCTGCAAGCCAAAGGCCATCGTGTAATTGCTTGCGCGTATAATTCTGCCTTTGATTTCAAATATCTGCCTGAGACTGTCGCTGTTCTGACTGGCGGCGCGGTTACTCGCTGGATGACGCAACCCGTTGAATTGATGGATATTTGGGACTATTGGGGTGGCAGCGTTCCGCTGCATTATGGTCAAATGGCCCCGACTAGTGCAAGTGGTAAATACGTTTCGACTAGCGCGGAAAATGCTTATCGTTTCGAGTTCAATCAAGCTGAGTTTGTCGAGCGGCATATTGCATGGTCGGATGTGGAAATTGAATCTGACATTCTGTGCAAAGCCCTTTCGCGCAAGAAAGAAATGCCAATTGTAAAATCGCCTAAAGAATTGGCTGGCGCGGTATGGAAAAAGATTAACACGCGACTCGGTATTAGCGGCGATTGCATTTTGCCGCAACATGCAATGGTGGCGGCGGCATAAGCCGCCCCACTTTCCCCTGCTAAATCAATGGTTTAGCAGGCGGGGCGCTGAGCCGGATAACTACTTGATTTTGCTACTAAAGATTTTGCTTGCACTAGCACCCGAATCACCGTATACATACTTCATCAGCAGACGGGGACGGCGACATGAGCAACCTGATTTACGGAATTAACCCGCTCACTATCTCTAGAGTAGAAGTGCATCCGGGCAGCCGATATGGCCGCATAGATTTGTGGTGGCGCAGAAAAGGCTGGTTTTATCGTCTGCTATGGAAAAGCGACTGGTGCGATACGCGCTGGTATCCTGCGACTGTAATTATCAGAGGGGCTAATAATTCAATCATCACTGAGATTCAATGCTGCTCTAACAAGCGTGCATACGAAATAGAAGCGCGCATTGTTATTGCGCTGGACAACTATCTGGAGAAACTGACAAAATGAGCGACCATGAATTAATGATTAGGTATAAGACTGCGCTACAGGTTATAGTCGCGCTATATATCGAAACGCCTGCCACACCTTCTGCCCTATTTCACGTTGCAAAAACCGCACTAAAAGGAGATAAGTAATGCGTTACGAAGAATGGATGATTCAAGTTGATCGTGTTGTGCAAAAGATTACAGGGGTTCGTATGGACGAACTGCCTGACTGGCTTAGTCGTGATGCCTTTGAGGATGGTCTGACCCCTAAAGAGGGTGCAGACGAATGTCTGACTCAAATCGGTTATTTCGATGAGGAATTGATTGATGAGCTTTAACCAATAAAAACAAGGGGTTAGCCGCCCCGGCGCCGCGCCGCGTAAGTGGTTGATTTCGCACACTATTATCTGCTTCTCGACGTAAAATTCCGCTTGCACACCGCCCGCGAATCACGTATAAAGATCTCACTGAAACAGAGAAGCCAACCAAGGAGAAATCAAATGGCTGAAGCGAAAGTGAACTACACGGATGACATGGTGCAGACCCTTCTGAGCATGTATGCCGAACTCGGCAATGATGGCATTGAGCAAATCGCTCAAACCATCGGCAAGCCTGTCCGGTCTGTCCGTTCCAAGCTGGTCCGTGAGGGCGTGTATGTGACCCCGACGAAGGCGCCGAAGGCTGTCAAAGAGGATGGTCCGACTAAGAAGGAACTTCTCGCTCAACTGAGCGATGTTTTTCCTTCTGAGGTTCTTGACGGCCTGATGCCCGCCACTAAGGCGGCCCTTCAGGCGGTCATCGAACTGACCCACCGCCTTGAAGCTGCTCTTGAGCCTGCTCAAGAGCCTCAAGAGGTGTAAGCGGATGGACAAGGGGGCGCAAGCCCCCTTGTTTTTCAAGCAAAATCAACGAGTTAGCGGGTGGGGCGCTTTTTTGCCTAAATTATTGATTTTAAATGCAAATTTAGGCAAAAATCTGCGTTTTTTACAAAGATTCTCCTTGCATAGCCCGGCAGAATCACATATAAACTACCTATCAGAGAGGAAAACAAGATGCTTCACAAGGTAGAACACAATGGAACGCAAGTGGAATGTTACGGCGATCTGCAAGATGACAGCAATATCTCTGTTGTCTGCGATGATGAATGGGATGACTGCATTTGGACTGATGGCAATCCTATGACGGGTGAACCTTTCAAAACCTGGGAAGAAGCCGTTGCTATTCTGAGCAAACGCGCTAAGAGTCAAATTCTCGAAATGTCGGCGGTGTGAAATGAAAAAAACATTTGATATGCAAATCGGCAATGATGAGTGGTATGTTGTGGAGAAACACACTAACATGCTTAACATCTTTGGCCCATTCAATACGTATACGGAAGCTGAACAATGGGGGCGAAATCGCCAGCAAGAGCTCGGAACTGAACCTGAAAATTGGAGCATCGAGGCATATCTCTCAATCGCTCTATTTGATGTGAGGAAATAAAATGGCAAAACCGATCTGGGAAACCTGGCCTCAATGGCTTGTAGACGCTGCGGTAGCTGCGTATAAGCAGGGCAAAAGCCCTGCTGAAATTGGTGCTGTAATTGGGCGGCGCGAAGGAGTAGTGCGACATAAGCTTGTGAGAGAAGGCGTGTATATCTCTGCCGCCGCTTCTCGTAAATATGAAATCGAAACTCAACTGGAAGGGTTCTAAAATGAACTTTGATAACCTCACTGGACTTGGTATTATTAGCGTAGTGATTCTTGTTGTGGCGCTTGTAATTCTGGGCCCGCTTGCAATTATCTGGGCATTGAATACTCTGTTTGGTCTTGGCATTGCATACACATTCTGGACATGGCTGGCCGTGCTCGTGCTTTCTGCCACTATCGGGGGAAACCGAGGTTCCTCAACAAAAACAAGGGGTTAACAACCCCGGCGCTCAACAGCCTAACCCCTTAATTTCAAACGAAACTTTGTGCTTGCAAGCCGCCTAGAATCACCGTATAACAGTTTCATCAGACACGGAGAATACTATGACCTACCAAGAATACATCGACTTTCTGAACCACCTGTTTATGGAACGCCTGACCGATTTTGAATTTCACAACAGTGGCTCTACTGTTGACGCTCTGGAGGTGCTGTAATGGGTGCCCTGCTCGACTCTCTGGAACGCGACCTTGACCGCGTTATTGCTGAAAAGAAACGTATGTATCCGCAACCTGAAAAGATGACTTCTAAGTGGCTTAGGAATATGGCTGATATTGACCATAGACTCGACATGCTGCTAGAATCAATTGCACGTGTGGAACGGGAGATTGATAATGTCTGAAAAGCTTGAATTGATTGCGGATGAAATCATTGGCTATAGTGATGGTTCTTTTAACATTTCGTGGACTGAGGAATTTGAAGCCCTAAATGCAGAAGAACAGGAACAAGTGCGTGAAATGGTTGACGCGCAAATATCGGAGTGTGCCAATTGTGGCTGGAATTGGTCTATAGAATCACTTACATACCATGATCGCGCAGAAGGGCATGTTTGCCATTTCTGCTATTCTGATCTTGATGACGCTGACGAGGAGGATTTTGAATGACTAGAATTAGGATTACTGGCTCATATGGCTTTGCAGGGACTCGGTTCGTAGAAGAATACGAAGTCCCGCCAGAGATTCCACCAGAAGAAATTGAAAGCTGGGCAGAAGCAGAAACAGAAGCAGTTTACGATAACATGTGCGAGCGGCTTAGCTGCGGCTACGAAATCATCAATCAATAACAAGGGGTTAGCAGCCCCAGCGCTCGGCCTAGCAACCCTCTGGGATTGCTAGGCTTTTTTGTTTTAACTCCAAGCAACCACAGCCGCCCCATCATCATCCAGCTTGAGGCCAAGAGCTGCGGCTGCCGAAGGCGACACACCATTATGAATGATGATGTGCCCTTCCGCTTCAATAGTAAGAACCCAGAAAGCAACCTCCTTAGGCTTATCTGCGTCCACAATTACGAGGCTAACATCCCCCCTATCTTCAACAAGGTCATACAGATACTGCGGCTGGGAGACAACATTCTTAAGAAGCTTAGTCATTTCGGTTTCTCCTTTGTTTTCGATGTAAATGGTATACTCGATTTGTAGAGCTATGTCAACTAGTCTTTCTGATAAGCTCTACGAAGTCACAGATTTCCTGACGATTCATGCTCCAAAGCATCTTACGGCTAAATTTACCTGTAGGCTTCACAATATTCCAAGCAGCATACACCATGTCATGCTTACTAGGCCAGCACAGATAAATGTAATACT